AACCTAATGCCGCAGGGCCAGGTGCTACAGGACTTTGCTGACTGTAGGGCTAGAAACTCCTTCATCATGGGGCCACTCGGCTCTGGCAAGACCGTCCAATGTATCCTTAAACTGTTTGACCTGATGTGTGAGCAGACTCCTGTGTCTGACCCTGAACACAAGAACTATGGTGTACGCCTTTCTAGGGTAATTGCAGCCCGTAACACCTACTCTGAACTGTTCTCTACCACGATTAAAGACTGGCTAGAGATACACGGGGAACTTGGTGACTTCAAACAGGGTAATAAAGAACCCCCTACGCACTTTATTAGGTTTAATTTAGAGGACGGTACGAAGGTAGAGTGTGATGTCGTGTTTATCGCCTTTGATCGCCCTGAACACGTTAAGAAAGCCCGTGGTATCCAGACTACTTGGGTGTGGTTAAACGAGACTAAGGAGCATTCTAAGGCTGTTTTAGACATGCTTGACCTACGGCACGGCAGATACCCCTCAAACAAGGAGGGAGCGCGTCCTACACACCACGGAATGATAGGGGATAGTAACGCCCCTGACGAAGACCACTGGTATTTTAAGTTAGCAGAGATAGAGCGCCCTGAAGATTGGTCATTTTTTAGGCAACCAGGCGGTGTATTCAAGGATGGCGAGGACTGGAAGATCAATGATGACGCTGAAAACCTTGTTAACCTGCCAGATCAATACTACAAACGTGGTCTAAACGGCAAGACTAGCGACTGGATTAAGGTTAACTTAGCCAATGAGTACGGCTTTGTGTCTAACGGCAAGCCTGTACACCCCATGTATACCGATTCAGTACACTGTCAACACTTAGACTTTCAACCATCCAAGGATTATCCCATTGTTCTTGGCTTTGACTTTGGTCGTACACCAGCGTGTGCGTTCTTACAACGAACCTCTATAGGAAGGTGGGTGTGTTTTGATGAAATGGTACTTACCGATTCGGGTGCAGTGGATTTTGCTCCGACACTCAAGCGTTATATTGAAGAGATGTACCCAGACCATGAATTCAAAGGATGGGGCGATCCTAGTGGACAGAACAAAAATCAGTCGAATAGTGAAACCCCGTTCCAAATTATGCGGGCGGCTGGCATACCCTGCCAACCTACACAATCCAACGATCCACTAAAGCGTAGAGCAGCCCTAGAAGTACCCATGAAAGAGATGTGCATGGACGGCAAGCCACGATTTACTGTCCTACCCAAAGCCTCAATGATCCGTAAAGGTCTACAAGGTGGCTTCTGCTACCGTAGAGTGCAGACTTCAGGAGAAAGATACACTGATGAGCCGGATAAGAACGAGTATTCCCACCCAGTAGAAGCACTTGAGTACGCATTGCAGGGTGAAGGTGAGGGACGTTCCGCGCTAAGCAGGTCTGGCAAGTACGATAAGCCTATTACAGCCAAGGTTGGATTCAGTGTCTTCTGACATATTCGTTGTATTTACTCAAGATGACGGGCATTGGTGGTCTAGGTTCCTACATAAAGAGATCAGGCACTGCTTTGTCCTCAAACCTAACGGCCAGGATTACATTGTCCACGGCAGAACAACGTCAAAATTTGACTTATTCACCGTGACTGACAAAAATGTTATACTTAGCGAACCTTTTAGATTAATGGGGTATAAGCAAAAAAGCCCTGTTAGAAGCTTGCTTATGCTGAATACTTGCGTAGGGCATACAAAACAACTGCTGGGAATTAAGAATCCATTTATCTTAACGCCCTATCAACTGTATAGATATTTGAGGTCAAATTATGAAATCACCTAAAGCGCCTAAACCTACTGCCGAAGAAAACGCAATGGTTCGACGGCAGCAAATGGAGCTAGACGAAGAGACGGCAAAGACAGAGAAGCGCCTTAAAGCTGTTAGCAGAGGCACTTTAGGAACAAAGTCTCTGTTAGCTTCAGCCAAAACATCAAAAGCTAAAAGTCCGGCTAAAGCCGCTAGTGTAAGCAACGCTGGTTCGCGCTTTACGGGATACAACGCACGAATAGGCTTAACTAGGAACCGTTAATATGCAGTTACCTAAAGAGTTAGGGTCTTTAACTGACCTAAAAAGGCGTGAAGCCAAAGCATTTGAGAATGCTATGATGTGGCACGATACGCTAGATGATGTGTACGAGTTCTTCCTACCTAACAGAAACTTGTTTGACACTAATCGCAGAGGCCAGAAGAAGATGGAGCGTATATTCGACTCCACTGCTCTTGAGGCAATCCAGCAAGGCGCTAGTAAACTGCAAGAAAACATTGCACCTATTTGGTCGCGTTGGGCTACGTTTGCTCCGTCTGACCAAGTAATAGAAATGCTTAATACTGGTCAATACGATGTAACAGAACAAGAGATAAGAGATAACCTGGAGAAGCAGGCTGTCATTATCTTTGATTACATCAACCGTTCTAACTTTGCTACGCAGTTTTACGAGCATGCCCTAGACCTCTTAGTCGGGACTGGCTCACTACGCATTGATGAGAACGATGATGACAACATGCCCCTTATCTTTAATGCTATCCCACAGAAAGGTATAGCGTTTGAGGAAGGCCCATACGGTTCTATCGAGACACATTGGCGACGATTTACTGTTAAAGCGCGTAACCTAGAGCGTCAGTGGAGAGGGTTTAAGCCTTCTGAAACAATTAAGAATTTGATCAAAAATTCACCAGACAAAGACGTAGAAGTTAGCGAAGGCGTTGTATACATGCCCAAGGCTAAGACCTACTACGGTTGTGTTTGGGTTAAGAGTGAAGATTCTATTAGCTGGATGGAAGACTACGGCAACTCTAGCCCGTGGTTAACTGGCCGTTACTCTAAAGTATCCGGTGAAATCCGTGGTCGTGGCCCTGCGCTACAAGCATTACCTGATGTACGCTCTTTGAACAAAGCTAAAGAGTTTGTTCTACAAAAAGCAGCCATTGATCTAGCGGGTATGTACACAGCAACTGATGACGGTGTAACCAACCCCTACAATATTAGTATAAGCCCAGGCATTGTTATTCCTGTAGGTTCTAACAACTCTTCTAATCCTTCAATACAGCGACTAGATACTGGCAGTAACCTGTCATTAGCGCAGTTTGAGATTAACGAGCTACAAACTGCTATCAAACGTGCCTTGTTTAACGATCTACGCGACCCTAATGGTGCTGTACGCAGTGCTACTGAGGTAGCTATTGAGTCCAGAGAGCTAGCAAAACGTATTGGTTCTGCGTTTGGGCGCTTGCAGACCGAAGTATTAATCCCTATTATCAAGCGTGTAACTGCTATCCTAACTCGTAGAGGACTGATTACTCCTATACAGTTAGATAATAAAGACATAGATATTAAATTCTTGTCTCCGTTAGCTAAAGCGCAAGATGGTGAAGACCTAATGTCTGTACAACAAGCTGTAGCGTTTGTATTGCAGACTGCTGGCCCAGACCAAGCCAAGATTGCCTTTAAGCTGGAAGATTTTGGTACATGGGCTGGAGGTAAAACTGGTATGCCTGCTGAACTAATGCGAAGCGAAACTGAGAAACAACAAATAATCCAAGCTGGCGCACAGGCTGCACAGGCTGGATTACCTACGAGTCAAGCCCCAGTACAATGAGTTGGGACGACATCGACAAGGCTTCTGTTAATCCAGAGGCCGCAAAAAAGCAGACGGCTAAAAAAAGGTCACAAGCTGCTGACCTAGCTAAAGCATACAATCGTTGCTTCAACTCTGAAGAAGGTAAGCAAGTCATTGCTGATCTACACAAACGATTTATCTACGACAACGACACTTCCTTTGGCTCCCCTAATGCTAATTACGAATCTGCTTACCATAATGGTGAGTCAGGTGTTATTAAATTCATAATCAATCAAATCAATCAAGCAGAAATACTATGACTAAAGAAGTTAAGAAACGTGCCGTAAAGGTAACGCCAAAAGTTCTTATGGGTGATGAGTCTAAGAAGTACCTAGATAAAATTGGCTTTAAGATGGAATGGCTAGATGACTTAGCTAAACAGTATAAGTTTGATAGTTATGATTATGTAGGCAAGTTTTGTGCATTCCGTTGTAATAAGGATGGCAAAAGCGTTGAATGGATCGACGTTAACTCTCTCGCCTTGCTCAATGGACAGCGCAAGTTATGCGAGATAAAACTTAAA